TGCGCTACAATGCCTTCTTTGTATAAATCTAACATAGATTTTTTTGTCATGTCTGCTGCTGATCCTTGTATTAATTTATTTAATGCTTTGTAAGTATAAGCACGCTTGATGCCTGGTCCATGTTCCTGGACAGCTTGTTCAAACGGCAATGCTTTATGCATACCAAAAGTATTTGGTTCCCATAAATGAAACCTACATAATCTACCCAGTAATGTTCTAATCTGTCCACGTTGCTGTGCTCTGTTAGATACAGATTTTGTTAATGATTTAACAAACGGAACTCTACTGTGATAAATAGAAAATAATTCTTCAGCTTTATCTTTACTAACACCTAACTCTGCTTGTAATTTTGCTTTACCCATACCATAAAATAATCCTAAATTAATTGTCTTTGCTGCGCTTCTTGGTATGTCTGCCATTTTAGCTACAATAGTATGAAAATCTGCATCTCCATCTTCGTAAGCTTCTTTAACATCAAACACACTTGTGTCTTGATCTAGGGATGCATAGTGAACTACAAGTCTTGGTTCTTGTTGACTGTAGTCAAAACATCCCCACTCGCAACCAGACTCTGGTACAAAAAGGGATCGGATCATTGGACCAAGATCTTTATTACGAGCAGGAATTTGTTGTAAATTAGGATTAGAATAAGAAAATCTACCAGTGACTGTGCCACCTTGATCAGATCTTATCTGATTAATATCAGCATGTATTCTACCTTTATGTTCATATTTTATTATTGTGTCTATAAATGTTGTATGTGCCTTGTTTATTTCTCTAGCTTTTGCTATCTTATTAACTAAAGGATGTTCATGATTAGACAGAAAGTTTTTAGTAAATGATGGTGCCTGTGTTTTCTCAGTTCTCTCGTAAGGTAATTTTAGTTTGTCAAAAACTTTGGCAATGCTACGTGCAGCCCATATTTGACACTCTTCTCCTGTCTCTTTTGTTACTTCTAATAATAATTTTTTTTCTTGTTCACTTAATTTTTGTTTCAATTTATGAGCAGATTCGGTATCTACACGAACGCCTTTAAATCTCATATCAACTAGGCATGGAAATAAATCTGTTTCTAAATTAAATATAGAACCTAGATCTTGACTGCTTATTTCTTTTTGCATTACTTTCCACAAAGCTAATGTAAGTTCTGCATCTCTTTGTGCATAGTTTCCTACATACAATGCAGGTAGTTTCCACATATCTGCTTTAGGATCTACACCCCATTCTTTAGCTGCGTTATTTAATTCTGTTTCATTTTTACCTTGACCAACGTAATCCCAACCTAGACTATTTAAATCAAATCTAAATCTATTTTCATTAACTAATGATGCTGCAATCATTGTGTCATATAGTCTACCATTAATTTTAAAACCCATTGCTCTAATCCAACACACATCATACATGGCATTGTGAAATACTTTGTCAGCTGTAGATTCACAAACATCTTTGAACCATTTCATAACTAAATCTTTATCAAGATTACCACCACCTTCATGATCAAAAGGAAANTATCCTGCATAACCATCTGTAGCTACAGCTATACCTACAACTTTACCTCTACCTACAATAGATCCTGTACCTAGTTTTTTTAGTTCTGGATCGTGTGTTTCTAAGTCAATAGCTATTTCATTTGCATGACGTAAATCTGGAAACTCAGTAGGTTTTACCCACTCTGTTTGTGCTTTAAATATCATTTGTAGTCTCTATCTTTTATCATTTCTAAATAATGTATTGCCTTATCGATGTCTTGTTCTTTACCTTTCGCTGCATGTCTGCATATATATTTTATAGCTGATCCTTCTGCAAAAGGCAACCTATTGTCATTTATAAATTGACTTGGCTGAATCTTCATATCTTTATAATGAGATCCTCCAACTTGTTTTTTGTACGCATTCATATTATAAACTCCTTCCGTTTATTATTACATTTTATTAAATATAAATTTTGTATTGTTCTTGTTACACCAACATACCAAACACGATACTCTTCATCTTGCTTGTACACAGATTTTTTTGATGCTTTCATAGTGTTTGTAGTTTGATTTAAAAACAAAACAACATTTGTTGCTTCTCCTCCTTTAGCCCCATGAATAGTTGATACTGTTATTCTTGGTTCGTCTTTTACTTTCTCTCCATTTGATATCATGGTTCTTAAATAATCTATTTTAGCAGATGCAACATTATCAAACGCATCATACCATTCTAAATTATAGTTAGGTTTTCCTTTTATTTTTTCTAAAACCCTTTGCTCTTGTATCTCAGGTATGCTTTCTCCTTTTCTTAATTTATCCCAATGCTCTATGTCTTCATATAAATTTTTTGCTACACTCTTTCCGTCTACTGTTTTAAAAAATAAACCTTTTTGTTTCAATATCTTTGGTATGGGTTTGAGTAAAGGATTTGTTCTAGCTAAAACTAACCAAGATCCTTTAGACATATCTATATCTGCAAATTTATATACTTCAAATGTTTGTCCTATTTCTTTTTTTGGTAAGTAATCTTTTTCTAATCTATTATCTCTAACCCTAGATATTATAGATAATGCTTTTTGTTGTATTTGACTTGGAACTCTTTCTGATTGTTTTAAAGGCATTTCTGTTGCTTCCCAATCTATAAAAGAATCTACATCAGCTCCTGCCCAACCAAATATTGCTTGGTCATCATCTCCTGCTATCCATACAGCACAATTATTTTCTTTCTCTATCTTCTCAATCATAGCCCATTGTATCTTTGATAAGTCTTGAGCTTCATCTATAAATATAACATCTAGTTTATTTTTTATATCTCCTTTTTCTAAAAACTTTTCTAACATGTCTGTAAAGTCTATTAGTCCATAGGTCTTCTTATAATTTTTTATTTCAATATCTATTGCTTCTAGCTTTTCTCTTTCTACTTTACCAAGATGTTCATTAAGATCTAATTGTTCTAGTGTTGTTATTCTTCTTACTCTAGCCAGATTTATTAAATTTAAATACTCACTGCTTGATGAAAAGATACCATTCCATGAGTTTTGTTCGTAAGATGCATATTGAATTTGTATACCACATGTTTCTCCAATGGCTTTGTAATTAAGTTCATTCATAACATTTTCTTCTTTTAAACCTAAATTATTAAACGCTAATGAGTGTAATGTTCTAAAATATTTTACATCTTTTTTATTTAAGTTTGGTCTTTGTTCTAAAAATCTATCTCTTGCTTCTTCAGAAGCTTTTCTTGTAAATGCAAAGTATCCTATTCTATCTAGGGATATACCTGTATCTAAATACATTTTTACTTTGTCTAATAATGTTTTAGTTTTTCCTGTACCTGGTGGTCCTACAACTTTATATCTCATTAGTAGTTAGATCCTTTTCTTTCAACAGGTTTATATTCTATCTTATCAATGTGTAATTGTTTTAGTTTACAAACTTTTTCTACCTTGCCATCTACTTTAAGTGAGTAGTTAAATTCTACTTTAAATCTTTCTTTTAATTTTTGTCCTATTTTTTCTTTTGATATCTTCCAATCGTTACCAAGGTGTGTAAGAAAAGATTGATACTTAAAGAAATGAAAACCCTCCTCAGTAAGACAAGAACCTAATCTAATTTGTATTCTTTCTCTTGCTTGTGGACCATTAACACAATATTGAAATAGTTCATTAGCTAGAATATCATCTGTACTTGTACCCTCTGGTGGTGTAATATTCTGACAGTTTTTTCTCCATTCATTTAATTTTGCTCTCCAATCTTTTTGTTTTATAGGTTCAAAATATATTCCTGTTTGTTCCCATATTAAGTTCAATACTTCTTTTTGCGTTGTCATTAATTTAAGATTAGGTATGACCACTGCTATCTTATCGTCATTAGGCATAACTACATTAAATCTATATTCAGGTTGTTCATATTTTATTATTTCAAAATCAGTTATGTCTGGAAAAACATTTATACTATCTGACTTAACACCAAAAGGTTTTGAGTAACAAAGACTACGCATACATTTGTCTTTGATAGGTTCTTCATAACAAGTATGTCCTGCTGTTTCTTTATCCCAAGCTTTTAATTTTTGATCCAGTTTAGATTTATCCCAAGGATATTCTAAATAAGCATAGTTTGCTTTTGATACAAAATCTTGCCACTTATCTTTGTATTTTTTCTTTGCAAAGACCATATAGTTATACATAAATCTATCTCTGCCATCATCTAGTTTTGTTTTAGAACATAAAGCTAAACAAGGTGGACCATCAGAAAATTCAGGGTCAGTTCCTAATAATATATTTTTATGTGTGTCTTCTACTAAAGTATTTAGTTTATCTCTTGTTGTCTTCGATTGATTAGCTAATTGTATAAACTGTTCTAAAGATAGTTTATTGTTATCTTTATCAACTGCGTACCTATGTGTTTGTCCATTGTTATAGTAAGGTAAGTTAATAAAGTTACCTGGTTTTATGTTTCCTTTGTCATCTTCCTTTAGTTCTTTCTGCTTTGGAAAAATTTCTGTAGTAGGTTTAAGACCTAGTGGTAACAGAAAAGATTTTAATCCTTCGATTAAATCTGCTGTAGGTATATATTCCTCCATAAATATATAACAATGTAATCCTCCACTTTTAGAAAGCATAGGTATCAAGGGTAATTTATATTGTTGAAATAAAGCTAGGTAGTTTTGTATATTAAAATCTTTATAATTCTTTGGATCAATATCAATACAACCAAATCTTGCTGTGCCGTCAATAGTACAAGGTTGTATACCTATTGATATGTTTCCTGCTATGTGGTTTTTGTAATCTTCTTCTGTAACTGGTCTACCTGACCATTCATAATCTGGTTTTAATTTATTTCTTTCAGAGTCCAGCTTTGCACTAGACATATCGGCAATACCGAAATCTCCACCATAACCAGTAAATAATTCTATAAACTCTTTAAACATAATGATCCCTTTTTATGGGCGGCTTCAGTCTCCCTATGACCGCCCACATCTCTCTTACGAGAAACTAGTAGTTTGATTTATCTTCCTCTGAAACTGTGGCAGTTTTTTGCTGCGCATTCTTTAAAGAGTTGTGAAAATCACGGGACATTTGGTATATACCAGCATCATCAATTTTTCTTAACATAGATATAGTATAACCATGC